AGTGAAGCCATCCTCTGCTTCAAACACTCTTCCGGTGGAACTACCGTAGTACGGTATGCCATCAGCAACATTGATTGTTATGGCATCCGTCGCTGTGGCCAATTCGTAAAAGCACCATCCTCGCGTATCAATCGAATACACCGCCATTTTTGATTGCGATTCAGAATTGGGAATGTTGATAAATACCCTTCTTCCCTGGGGCCAAAACATCCCATGCCATCTAGGCGAGAATGAAAAATACTTGGCTGCCTGTGCAATAAACGGATTTATGCGAGCGCTAACTACGTTTAATGCTTGCTCTGGGTCGCTCTGGAAAAGCGCAGATATTGGAATAATGCCCTGTTGGGTGAGTATCCAAACATCATTATTAACCCGCACAAATGCCCTAAAGCCTAGCGGCTTTCCAATAACGTATCGCGCTACTAGTCCCCAAGCATCAGATGCAGGGGAACTGCCACTATAGAAAACTATCTCACCCTCTGAGCTTATTGCCCAAAAAAGGTCTTGGCTGGTCTGTGCTACCTGGTTTGTATAGCTACCGGCAAACAGCAGATACCCACCGTTCTTCATCACATACTGCAAATCAAACGATGTTAGCGCAGAGGATCCAACTGCCTGGGTATTGCCGTACCAGAATTTCATTGAATTTTTTTCAACGAAATATAGCCGCTCTTTATAAGCAGATACGTTTATAAGGTTAGCGAGAGTAACGCCGGTAAAGGTCGAATCGGCTACAGTTGTGCCGTCGTAAACTTGAACGGCATCCACCCCATTACACATATACAACCGGCTTCCAAACTGCTCGCAATTCATGTTTGTGCCGGTAGATGAAATGGCCGTGCTACCGGTGATGTTTGTAGCTACCCCAGCCGTTATCTTGTAAATTCTGCGCGTTGTTCCTGCGGCAACCGCAATTAGGTCAACCGTCCCATTTTGCCGACTATATGGGAAAAGCGTATTTACTGATGTTTGCGTTGCTGAAAGATCGCAATACGAACTATATCCTTTCCGCGTAATAGGCGCAGATGGCCCAGGAAACACATTGGTTAATTCCAATGCGTATTCTTGACCCATGTTATCAATGGGACTTACAAGGTCTATCCCCTGATACGGCGGTGATATTGTGAACGCTTCGTATGCCATCTTTCGACATTACTATCCCTGTTGCTTAACGCTTTCCATGTATGCTCGCATATATGCCGGATCATTTAACAATCTTTGCCGCTGTTTGGCTTGCTCGTCAAATTTCTGCCGTTGCAAATTACCCATTCCATATTGACCTTGAGTTTCCTTAAAGGAGGGCTGGTAATTTCTAGCATCCCTATACTGCTGCGCCATTTGAGCTAGTTGGTCAGGAGAAGACTGTTGAGCAGTAGAAGGCCCACCCGTCATTGGTGCCGCTGGTTGAGGAGTACCTCCACCTGGGGGTGTTATTGCTGGCTTAGTATACTGTGAGCCTCGTGCTTCACCTGGGAAAAAACCGGCTGGGCCTGTCAGATTTGGCGTTGGATCTGAAAAGTTTGTAGAGGCTTTGCGGTCAACCATAAGGTTTGCAAAACCTGCCGAATTAAAGTCTGGCTGTCCGCTTGGACGGTTGCCAATTCCTGGCATATTGCCCATTTCCTGACCCATTTGTGTGGGATTTGCCATTGGGCGCTGCATTGGTTGTGGCTGTTGAGGTAAGGCTTGACCACGCGAGTTCACAATCTTTCCAGCGGCATTTCGATACATTCCTGGGCTCACACGGGTTAATCCTGCCAGGCTTGGTGACTTGTTCAAAGCCCCGCTAAGTTTGCGGCCTCTAGGCTGCACTGCATTTGCTTGCACTGGGGTATTATTTTTCTCTTCCATGCTACCTCAACATTTCTGCTAGATCGTTACTTTACACCTGATATTCAGCTTCTTTTAACTTTCCATCTTCTTTTAACTTATCAAGTTGGGCCTGAGCATCAGTCCCATTCATGCCAAGTTTATTAAAGAAATACTTCATATTGCCGCGCATCTTGTCCATGTCATCCGATGCATTGGTCGTTCCTGCTTTGAGGAATTGTGCCGCAATAGCCTCTCGTGGTTTCGTATCCGTAGCACCTTGAATAGCTGCAAGCACATTTCCGTATGCCGCAGCCTTACCGACAACCGGATTCTCCAAGTCGATATCACCTTCTTTTTTGCCAAAGGTGAATTTATCCTTGCCCCAATCAAATTTGGAACCATCAGGGAGAGTGCCTTGATAATTCTCATCAAACAGGCCGACGTTATTTTCCAGCATCGCCTCGCGCCATTTATCGCGCACTTTTTGCCGCAAACCTTTGCCAGAGCCGCTAAAGCCGCTAATAAAGCCGTAAGCTCCGCCGAGCGCAGCACCAATGCCAGCACCAATACCCGTTCCTATACCTGGAACAAATGAACCAATTCCTGCGCCAAGTTGAGCACCCGCCATAGCACCTTCTGCTGCGGTTTGCCCTTTTTGTGATTTACTGTAATCGCCACTCTTTAACGCCATTTTGCCAAGTTTGTAACCACCCATAGCTATATTGGCGTAAGGAACGTATGTTTCACCGAATTGAGATCCAGCAGCATCTGCAATATTTAAAGCCCCTGTACCTATATTCAGAGCGCCTTCTAGTTTATCACCCTCTTTAAATTGCTTTGCGCCTTGATAAACCATAATGGCACCGGCGGCACCCTGTACCCAATCGCCAACGGTTGTACCAGTTGCCGCATCTTTTACGGTTCCATCAGGTGAGAGAAGATTACCTTCAGGAGTCATTGTAGACCCTGCTGGAAGCTCTGTGACTCGCGTTGCACTTAATCCGCCAGGTGTAGCTGGCCCAGCACCACTAGTTACCCTAGCGGCAGTTGCGCCCGTTGGTGTAGCCGGTGCCCCATCCTTGAACAACCCGCTAATAGCATCTCTAGTTTTACCAAATACTCTTTCGCCGCTTATAGCTTGAGTAATTCCACGGGTAGCCAAAGCGCCCGTTAGCATTCCACCCAACTGAGCATACCCACGCTTTTGAGCATCTTTTGCCTGTTGCTCCGGTGTCTTTTGACCCGTTTGAATACCTTGCGGAAATGCCTGTCTATAGGCTTGCATAGATGGAACACCCTGCTGCAATAGTGCAATGTAGGTATCGTATGGTGTTCTATTGACCTGTGCCATTAGATGAACGTTCCAAAAGTGGCTATACCATCACGAGCGAAAATCAGATTCCGCTGCAATCCTCCGGTATACAAAACTTTGCCAGGATTCATCCGGCTAAAATCTTCATTCAACTGCACCTGATAACGTGGCTGAATGCCAGTAAGCGCATGAATCTCCGCAAATCTCTCTAGCACCCCTAACTCAAGGGTTTTTTCATTGAAAATGCTGACATCAGTATCAGCCAGGAAATCATTATAAATGCCGTCGTAATACGTCCAGGTTACAGCACCGTCTGATGCGCTGCCCGATGTATGAGTTGGCGGAGTGCCGCCAGATGTACCACCGGCAATCGTTTGGTAATAATTGCCATTATAGAATGTATAAGCGTTTGCAGCATAAAACGTACTTGCTGCCCAAATAGCCGGCCTAACCGACCGTTCCGCTATGTACTCAAATATAATGATTTGCCCTGTTTCGGTGGGTGTAGGGCTGATTAACAACTGCTTGTCTGTAATGCCTCTAAACTGAAACCGCTGGTATACGGTCGTATTCAGGCCATAGCCTTTAATCTCGGCATACTCCTGCTGAGTCATTGGGCCCAGGATTCGCCACCGAGTGCTTTGATTCCAAAAGGTATTATATTGATAGAACGAAAAAGCGGCTGGAAGCGCATACGTTGATTGACCGCTAACCAACGAAATACTTCCAGCCGCGTACATGAGAGGCCAAGGATATTGATCGGATATTTCTCGATTTATCCTTTGTACAATAGTACGAAGTTGCTTAGTGGTTGTTTCAGTCGACGCTGTAATAGCTGACTCAACTGTGTACCCAGCTTCATTTGCAACATTCTGTACGACTGTGCTTAATGTCATTCCTCATCTTTTCGCGGCCTACCAGGGCCACGTTTAACGTCTGGCTCTTGGGATACGTCTACCTTTGCTCGCTCAAACCGAATCCCTTCATTACCTTCGATGCGCTGCATCAAAAGCTCAATTTGATTCTCTAGACGATCTGCCCGCACCTTCTCCCGCTCTAGTGTTTCCCGCAGCGAAACCACCTGAGACTGAGGAGAATTAGCAGCATCAAGCCACTCCTTTGCCTCTTTAACGAATCGACCCAATGGCCCCATTCGTCGCTTTACTTCGTCGTTAGCCTCTGCAAGCTGCTCAACGGTACGAAAGCCAAGATAGGCAAGCTCATGGATGGCTGATGCGGTAATTTTCGGCCACTCCTTCAAAGGCATTCCAGATTGCACTTCTTTAGTGCCAGCCTGAAAAGCCTCCCAAAGCATTGGATGTTCCATCTTGTCCTGCGGCTCTAGCGCACGAACTGTCTCATCCTGCCCAGGCCATCTAAATGAAATGGATGGAATCTCATCAAAAATATCACGCCCAGCGTCAGCGCTTTTTTGTTCATTCTTACGGCACACCATGAACATCTTGACGTTACAGCCAGACCACTTGTTACGGGCTGGAGCGCCACCATTCATAATTGAATTCCAGTCAACTTGAGCCATATTTTACCCTTTAAAAATAAACGGTCATAAGGGATTTATAGCATTAAGCCTCGACTACGACGATGGTGTTAATAGGTGAACCGCTGGTTTGATACACCGTTATTGCTGTTCCAGGTACAAAGCCATCTTCAAATCTAAGAATGTTTGCTCCGGCAGTGCTAGGCAATACGACGCATTTATTGGTTGAAGTGGCTGCAATTCCTGTAAGGGTTTGACCCTCCAACCCAATGGCAACGTTCGCTGCACTGGTATTTTGGATCATCAGAAACTTTCTAGCGCCATTAGCAACTATCAACGTTGTACTAGTAGCTGTTGCAATTGTAGGGGTGCTAGTAGTTGTTTTTCCTGCGAAACAAACCATAGGATTTCCTGTAAAACAGGACGGCCATTTCTGGCCGCCCCTATTCTAATTAAGGTGCGTTGGTCTCGATGATCACCCAGTTATACACTGAGGTATCGCCAGCAGGCGCGCGAACAGTGAACGACGTGCCGTTTGTCTTAGCAAAAATGTAAGGAGCGCCCGCAGGGGTGCCGCCTACAGTTTTCAAAGACATAGCAACAACCATTGTGTCCGATGCTGCTGTGGTATTAACCACAACGCTGGTTGCACCATTTGCAGTAAATGTTCCTGCGGTAGTGCCAGTTTTATATTTGACATGATTGCCGGAAGCAGTGAACGACAAATTACCGGTGATCGTGCCATCGGTAACTTCTGCCGCCAACTCCGCAGGCATTCCCAAACCGATTAGTTCAGATGCTTGTGGCATAGTAGATCCTTAAATCAAAATTGGGGGGCCATTGCTGACCCCCCGTTTTATTAGTTGACCTTCAGATGG